CGACAGATCCACCACCCTAAATAGGGATGTAAAAATTACTTCTTCTTTGGCCACCAGAAATAAAGGTCCGCCCATGCTTTTTCAGCTTGGTCGTACCATTCTTTTGACCGTATGCCTGTCGTTAGTTTCTTAACTCCGTATAGTCGTTCATTATATCGAACTTCCATACAAGAGTTGATCGCTTCAACAGGACACTCCAAGTATTCCACTTCCTGTGGAAAACTAGGAGGAGAAGCCCACCATAACGCGTCGCTGTTAGGCTCCACGCTATACAGTTTCGGAATTTGGGAAGTAATGCATGCCTTGCTAGACATTGCAATTTCCTCCACTTGTATCTCCTCCCATGACAAAAAGTCAGGGGCATCTCTCAAAAATGGATGCGAGAATAGCTGCTCTTGTTCAGGATTTCCGTACTGGAATACCCGAAGCAATGCGCGCCATCCGCTAAGCCGTTTTTGTTTGACCTTAGGTTTCAATGTCTTTCTGGCTTTGCCCGGAGACACTAATGCACCATGATTCTCAAAGGAGTTTCCTCCCCACAAGAATGTAGGCACGTACTCACGTTTATAGTATTTCCATATGTCATAGACACGTGGATCTACCATATCGCCGAGTGTTGCCCACTTACGTAGTGTATTTAGAAACCAAGTTACACGAGACACCGAATCAATCGGTTTTCTTATGTAAAAGGGAGTTACATCAATACCATTGTAGTAATGCTTACCGCAAGATTCGCGGAAGGGGCCATCGATAAATGTTTTCTCAACGTTAGTTGAAAATCCACAATCGTATAGCACCGCAATGAGATTCTGTGCGCTCTTGGTTGGTACGATGATATCATCACCGTATACCGACACGAGAACGTCGTCTTCTTCATTGGTTTTTACTACTGCTTTTGTTAAAGCGTAAAATAGTAAAGATTCCAGTTCAAAGGTAAAACCGTTCCCCATGGAAGAAAACTTCTCCCAAATGATCTCACGACCATTCGGTAAAGTTCCTTTCTTGGATCGCAGCTTATCCAGTTCTTCGTACCAATGATTCGGTACTAAGTCCCAGACGAGTCTGTCCGATATTGAATCGCTAGCAGATTTTAGATCTATAGTGGCGCAAGCGCCAGTTCTAGACCCGAGACCTGCTAAACGTTGGTTCAATCCTTGGTCGTTTAAGTTGATTCCGAATTTCTTCAGTCTCTTCCTAATATGACCTCCGATTGCCCTCTGTAGAGCCATATTTAAACATGGCTCCTTAGCGATACAACGATCGATTTCGGTTTTCTTTGGAACGGTGGTTATGCTGTTTCCAGCTACGATGCTTACGTTCTCGGTACCGCCGTTGCTAAACCATAAAGGTGTCGCTTCGATCAGTGCCTGAGCGTAATTATAGCACCCCGACGTTACACTCACCGGCCACTTACTATGATACTTATAGAAAGGGTCACCGAACTTCCGCTTACGACTAACAGTCGCACCAGCGGAAAAGGTAGCCTTCTCAAAATCATCATAGTTGAAATCACCTAATACATCAGCTACAGTTCTTGAAGCATACAGCATAACTTGCGCAAAGAAGTCTCGCGGTGTCCTAGTCCGATAACCATCAGTATTGATGGAACGGCAGACATCCTCCGATTCTAACATTTTCGCAATCGCTGCATCCTCACGAACCTTGGCAGATATACCAGGTCTTGGGTACTTAGATAGTACTTCAGATAGCAAGTAGGAGTTTCGAAATTCCGTTTCCGGAAGATCTTGCTTCAAACGAGCTACGATTTCATCAACATCGATGGATATGTTATCATCGACGAAAGTGGGATATTGATTAGCTGAGCTTTTCAATATAATTTACTCCTGTGGACTAATTATGAATGACAGAACGAAAAGTAATGGTTACTTTTCGTCGCGACGGTAACTTCGCCAAGCCTTACGTAAAAGTACGGCATTAGCTAAGATTCTACCGACGATCTTTAGAACTAATATTATGTTCATAAGATTTAGCCGAAGAAATTCTCGTCGCCCTGTAGAACAGGTCGCACTAGTGTTTGGGTATCAGCAAGAAGGCTGGCCGCGATATCAACTAGATATTCACGTTCAGCATCAGACGCAATATTTGCGTGCCGAAACTCAATTTTAAAGTGACTATTTTCGACAACAGAAGAAACTCCTGTATCGACATTAGTTACAACGTGAGGTATATTAACCTTACACGACACTAACTGCGAGTCATTTCCCGCGTCTCTTGATTGTACAGTAGCGATACTGTCCAAAGCTTTTTGACCAAGTGATCGGTCGACAAGCGTGAAAACGCGTTGTGAGTCCACCTTAGTAGGTGAAAACGTTTTAGGTGTTGTACCATCTGTAACGATGATATTTGCTATTTGTGGCATAAAGCCTCCAAAAGGTTGATTGCCCGTAAAGACAATAGTTGCCAAACCGAATGATTTCGTTTTGGTTTGCATTTTAACGCGAAAACAATACGCGCGATAATGCTGCAAGGGTAATCATATTTTTCTGACTAATGATGTTATCGAAAGTCGGAAAATGTGCTGTAGGAAACGAAGAAAATTTAATTCTTCTGTAACCTTCACCACTACACTTACCTCTGCGAACTGTATCACTTAAATAGCCGTATCCCGTCTTTGTCTTATCATCATGATAACGATAAGTCAAAGACTGAGTTGCTTTTATCGACGTGTATCCACCTAGAAAGTCAAGTCCTTTAGGCCCGCTTAGGGCCGTCAGGAAATCACCGACAGGCAGGATCCAATCAACCACAAACGAAAAGGGAACAAGTTCCCAAATTATTTGTAGAGGATTATCTAAGCCAAGTTGTTTGGCGAAATCCATTTCAGGGTCATTAATATAACCCCGAAGTTTGATACGTAGATCCACTTGACTCGAACCTTTCCATTGCGCTATACTTAGCGTACTGGTTTTAGGCCAAGAGTACTCGTGGGACTGCTGAACATTCCGTTTAGCAGAAGCACTCACCGATAGTGATTTTGATATACCCTCCTGTGCCAGCTTAAAGCCGTCATAGACAGAGTAGACAAGGGGTGTAACCGCATATTGCGATTCCAACCAAGTACGTGCTAGCACTTTGCTATCAACGTCCTTCAGTTTAGAGAGTAAATGAAATGATTTGTTACCAAATCCTTTCTTAACTCCCTTGAACACTTGTCCCTTCTTTATCATTATCAACGCTCGCGCCAGGTCTACTGACCGTCGTGCGAGATAGCTACTAGTCTCCCTGAGCTCAGCAAGCTCAGTTCCAATCTCCATTTTATTTTGACGCAATCGACTTAAGCAACTATTAACCATGTTGCCGTAAGCCGGATGTGTCCGTGGATCTTGGACCGTTGGGTACCCTACATAGTTTCCTGGACCCATAACCTGCACCGGAACTTCCGGTATAACAGATTGTGGTAGAGGTGGTATGTAAGGAATATCCGAACCATTAGTCAACGTACTAATCCTCTTCTGTTTTCCGAAGTGGTAGTACGCGTTAAAAGTTAAAGTCTTAGAAAAGCCTTTAATATTACTTTTAACGTGGTCATAATGGGTTGGAGACTTGTGATCTGACTGTACAGTCTCAGGACGAGTACGTCTAACATAAGCAAAACGCTGGTTTGGGGTAGATGAACTACCTCCGCCGACGTAGTCATAGTAATGACTGTCGGTGTAGCCATCGTTATAGAAATGTAAACGTGCCATGGGTTTTAACACCCTCCTTTGATTGTAGCAACTACTTTGATAGTAGATGCCAGTTAGATCAAGTATAGTATGTTACTATACATGCATGCACAGAAGGTGTGCTTCCCTATTAAATTGGATTTAATAAGGTAGGTACGAATACCATGCTGTGGATATTATGCGTAAAGCATATATTTTAGCAAAGAAAAAAGATAATCTTTTTTCTTACAGTTACTATCAATTCCAGGGAGGAAACTGATAATAATCTGCGCGTGGGCTTTCCGGCCCA